GTAAACAATGCATTGCGCGCCATCTGTTCGTGCTTGTAGTCAATGCCAAGTGTATCATCAACATATCCTTGCCTTGTGACAGATCCATTTGGATTTGCCATCCATTGACCTAATGTAGGCAAAGTGGATCCTACAGCACTAGGATGACCAATACCACCAGAACCACCAGCGCCTGTCGTTATTACAACGGTTCTATCGGATACCCATTGAGTGCTACCGACAACAGAACCATCGGCTGCATAATCATAGATGCCATCAGAATATGATATTGAAGGATTACGCAATTGATTGGCCTTTGGGTTGAGAATTTCACGGAGTTTATCATACGGAACTGCCATAACATGACCTATAGCTGATAAGATAAATTGATAAGGATCTCTCGCATCTTCAAGTTCGTAGCGACTGACCTTTACTGATTTATTAGTTACCGAGTAGTTGATAGTGAAACCATCAATGGTAAAATCTTGATAGATATGAATGTGGTCGAGATTTAGGTTGCGTACCCACGTTTGGATATCGCTCATAGGAGTCATCGTTGATATCATATCGGAAGCTTTGCTCCAGTGCGTTTGATTAGATTAGAACCTAGCGCCTCTGAGTGAATAAGCTTTTTGATTTTTGGTCCGATGAGTCGAGGCACGCTCTCGGGTTCAAGCCCGGATGTGGTACATACGTCCAAGCAAGCGTCAATGTATGTCATGCCTTTATTGATGACACGATCCTCCACCATATGAGCAAACATATCGCTTGTCATAATGCTCGCTGGTGTATCGTTCATGTTTGCAATCATTCCTTCTTGTGATTCAGACCCGCCATCTCGATTTCCTCCAAAGAACGACCACATCCCATGCATCTTCCATCATCTCCAAGTTTGCAAATTGAAACACATTCAGTAATGTCTTTTGGTACACTAGATAAATCATTTAACTTACGCAGTGATTCGGCTAGCCCAGAGTTAGGAGCAACGGTTGTCGTCACAGAACCAAACATCATCGAATCAAATTGCGCTGATGGAGAAATAATAGACGACATCACTGGTCCAATACCTACAGGATGAATTGTTTGCCCCTGCGGTAATGTCGCATAGCCTGCTTTATCATACTTAGGAATCACACGACCAGTATCATACTCAAAATCAATCGGCACTGGTACTGCGACAGGATTCTTTTTGATCGGTGGCATATTAGAAGCCATCGGACCGCCAGTGTTCTTGCGCTTGATATCTTCGCTAAGGAGTTCGGGCCAATAAAGTTCTAGTGCGCTGCAAGCTTCAGTGCAAACAAAGAAGTGATATTCACCAGGCCGAACGCTAGTAAAGTCACCTGCTCGGAGAACAGTAACATCGGTAAGCTCGTAGTTATTCTTTCGTACATGGATTTCCAGTACTCCTGATTCGACATAGAATCCATTCCATTTATGTTCATGTAGGTGCTCCGAGCAACGAAAGCCTGCTTTTACGTTAATCTTATGTAGCTCAACCAATGCGTTCTGAATAATAGCACTAGTATCACCCCAAACTTTACCTGTCACATTAGCCATGAGTAGATCCATCCTCTTCTTTAGTCAAATCGAATGGACCATGAAATATGGTTTCGGAATCGCGAGCATCCCAACCATCATTCTCAAGTCCTTCGTGCCATTCTTCATCAAACAGCTCTTGGATACGCTCTTGCTCTTCTTCGTCCATGTCATCAGGAAAAGTCCAGGAACATGCAACGCCATCATCTAAACTATGGTCAACAACATCATAATCTAGGGAATAGATATCAATACCATTATCTTCATCAAGGTCGATACCTTGCTCGTCCTTAAGATAAGCCACAAAATCAACATCATCAGGAACATCGAACTTGGCATAACCCCAACGCCACCAAGTTTCATACTCAATCCATTGCCCGTCTTTTACGAAGTATTCAGTTTCCTGAATGTTCTTCTTATACCGAGTTTCCAGCTTCCACGTTGCCATTGTCTAACCTTTCACTTCTTTTCACTACATCGTCAATCTCAAGTAAACTATACAACAATGCGTCGAACTTGTCAAGTGCAATCATGTTCGGACCATCGCATGGTGCATTATTTGGATTCTCATGGACTTCTAAAAACAAGCCAGCAATACCTACAGCCGTGGCCGCGCGAGCGATGAGTGGTACAAACTCGCTTTGCCCACCAGAACTCGAACCGTTGCCACCTGGCAACTGTACAGCATGAGTGCAATCCATGAAGACTGGGTAACCCCAATACTTCATAATCTCAAGCGAACGCATATCGACCACAAGGTTCTTATAACCAAACGTAGTACCACGCTCAGTCAATATGATTTTCTTACAACCAAAATGCTCAAGCTTCTTGACTACGCTACCCATTTCTTCAGGCGCCATAAACTGGCCCTTCTTCACATTGACTGGCTTATGCGTTCCAGCAGCCGATTCGAGAAGGTCAGTTTGCCGACAAAGAAATGCAGGGATCTGAATAACATCAGCATTTACCGCATCACAATGCCAGTTTTCGTGTACGTCCGTGAGGACTTCAATGCCCCTACCACGGACGGCATCCATTCCATAAAAAGCCTCATCGAAGCCTGCACCTCTATAAGCAGTAGCGGATGTTCGATTAGCCTTATCAAAGGACGTCTTATAAATGAAGTTGATTTCTTGACCAAAGCGTTTACCGACGCTCTCTACAATATCACGCAGCGACTCTGCCATGAAGATGGCATGCTTCTGTGTTTCAAACGCACAAGGACCTGCAATGATGCTAAGTGGTTTTGAGTTACCACATTTATCGTAGAATGACATTACAGATCCTTATATCTAGCGTCGATCTCTTTTATTCTGTCTTTCATATACTGAACTACCCATCGCTTCTGTGGATCGTTCTCGCTCATTGAGATTAGCACATTATTCAATTCGTCTACGAAGGCTGCTTTTCTTAGAGTGTCTATCGAATAATTATATCTAGCTTTCATGGTTTAGTCCCACAGTGAGCGATAGTATTTTCCGAAAAGCTTGAATGCGTTTCGCTTACGCTCTTCGAAGATATCATTTTCGGCACGATACTTTTCCCAGTTACCTTGCTCGTCTTCTGGTGGAACAAGCATGTCGGTAAAGCCTTCCTGATCCATCTTCTTGACAATGCTTCTACCAACTATAGGAAATTCAGGAGCATCCGGATCATCGTTTACTTCCTGATAGAAAACCCAGATCATTTCATCAAGGATCCAGTTCCACCGATCAAAGAACAGATCATCGGTATCCCACTCTTCTTTCTTGGGAGGAGCATTAGTTGAACGCAGATGCTCAGGCACATCCTCATCATCAGTGAAGGGAGCACCGTGTTTGGTATCTCTCAACTGTACGAGCATAGGATGAATGATAAGGGAGAGAGTGTGATCCATTGACCAAGTATCGTACGGCGCAATCTTTACGCTGATGGTACGCTTGCGCTTTTCGTGAATCCAATTACAAAAAGTACCGAACCAAGTATCAGCGAGCCAATCAGAAAACTTATCCTTGAGACGATAGTCCCAACGCATATCTTCATCGTCACTCTGATGTCGCTTAGTCCAGAAGAAAATGTAATCCGTAATCTGATACGGTCCGTACCAATTCAGATATGGTCCAATCTTGACTTTCATGTTTCACCAGTTCTCGTAATCTGTGATATCTTTCCAAAGACCTTCGCCTTCGCCGATCTCAATTTCTGCGCGAAGACAGAATCCAATACCAGTGCTGCCACCGATAAGAGTAATCTTGTGGGGCTGAGGATCCATATCCTTGATCCATTCGGTTAGAGATTCTAGCTCTTTAGGGCTAATCATAAGTTGATATCTGCGTTCTGATTCCATAACAAACTCCAAAATTGGCTCGGGGTGATGGGCTCGAACCACCAACACACGGATTCAAAGTCCGTAGTTCTACCAATTGAACTAACCCCGAATAAAAATCAAGCCTCGTTTAGAAGCTCAGCCGAACCACGAACCTGCTCACCGATAGTGCCAGGCGCATTGACAAAGCCCATAAGAACTTCAGCCTTCTTGATAACATCGGTAACTGTGGGATATTTTACTGTAGCATCACGCTTGACTTCCTGACCTAGAAGATATTCTTGGTCGCACATTGTCTGTGCCATCTGAAGAACATTGAAGCGGAGCATCTTATCATCGTTCATAATTTTCACCTCTCAATAGTGTTAGTGGGGGGATTCTGTTTCCACGTTCCCCCCGAACGCATTCTTAGGCAGCTAGTGCATAAGAGATAGGTGCATTATCGTTTGCATCTAAAACGCGCCTCGGTCTACTCGTGCCTTTACTACTATCTGTCGAACCTATATCGCCCCCATCAAAGATACACACCTAAAGCTAGAATGCCTCATAGGGTCACGAAGCAACTAGGGACTTCAACCCTCGTATGTATCTATGGTGGAGGCGTCGGGTACTGCCCCCGAGTCCAAATGGTTTATTCTGAACGTCTCAACAACCTTAGCATATTATTTATAATACATGGAAAGAGGGTGTTTGTCAAGTAGATAATTTCTGGCTGATGACTCTGACCAATTGTTTATACAGATATATCGTGGGCAATCCCAGTACATAAACATGAACGAGGTAAAATGTTCACTCATGCAAACTCCGACAAACTGGCTTTGAGCCTACGTTCATAGCCATCGCGCACACGAACTAAATCAGCCACATAATCATTGCGCTTGCCTTCAAACACATCAAAATCACCTTCGTCTGATACAATCAGAATTGCAAAGTCCAGTGTACGGATGCCAGTGTGTTCCTCGAACATGATAGAGTAAGCGGTAGCCTGTAGGAAATAATCGTGGATTTGGTCGCGTGTTTTTTGGCGTATGGATGTTTTGAAATCGACCACAGTTGGCTTGCCATTCCATTCGCAGATAAGATCGGCTGTGCCAGCAATGCGAAGAATGTCTGAATACATTGCTGATTCTGTAGCATACACCAGTTGGAGATTGGTGTCAACGCATTTCTGCACCTTGCGGAATCTTTCAACAGTGGCTGGCATCTCTTTAGCCAGATTCAAATCATCACCAAGAATATATTTCTCCATGATAGTATGAAGTGCAGTACCGCGCTTAGCAGCTCCCTGGCTGATCTTGTTAGCCACGTCCGCACCCACGCGAGCGCGCCACTCTGCGATGGATTTTTTCTTTTCTGGCTGAGAACCAAGCACGGTTGTGATGGATGGGTAGATGTTAGCCTCAGGCGTCGAATACCGACGCCCAAGGTCTGTGTTGATCTGCTGCGCTTTTGGCAAATCTATGTGCATATCAAAGTCAAATTTCAATTTATGATGCCTCGCTCTTCAAGGTTGATTCGTGTAATTATATAGTCTTTCACGAAGCCCGAGCGGACGATATCACCTTTCTCAAACTTTACGATTTCAAAGGACTTCATATGGTCTGCAATCTTCAAAAGATTTGGCATGCCAGATCCTTCGCGCATGTAGTCCTTTTGATTGAAGTCACCACATAGAATGATACGACAACCTTCACCAACACGGGTCATAATGGTATTCAATTCAGCATCACTCATGTTCTGACATTCATCCACGATGATGATACTGTTCTTGTATGTGATACCGCGAAGAAATGAAGTGGTGCAAAATTCAATGTAGTGATTTGTTTTGAACCACTCATATGGATTTGACTTGTCAACTAGCTCAGCACATATTGCGGAATAAGGTGCTTCATAGACTGCGGCTTTTTCCTTCGCGCTACCTGGAAGGAATCCAATGTCACGCGATGGAACTACGCTGCGGATGATAACGATAGGCTTTGGAGCTTCACCAGAGAGTACTGACTGGAGTGCGAGGTATAGGGAAAGAAATGTTTTACCAGAGCCAGCGACACCGTGCAAGATCATATTCTTGCCTGCATCATATGCGTCGAAAACTTTACGCTGTGCTTCTGTCTTTGGTATGATTGTCTTCAATCGTGGTGGTGGTACAAACGACGGTTGGCCGTATGCTTTTGTCTTTCGCTTCTTTTCTTTTCTACCTCGTCTTGTAATGTACTTATCTGCCTCTTGCTCTAGGAACTTCTCGTTAACCACCTCAGCGACTAGGGACATATAATTCTCCGTTGGATGTTACAGGAACATAACGAACGTGCTACCAAACATTTACCGTACTTCTAGGGTGCTTCTTTTTGATAGTCTTGAGAATATCATTGAAGCCCGAGTCGGGTTTATTGCGGGATGAGATTACGCCTGACACGATTGGAGGCGCGGAGAGAGCTTGACGAAGGTGGGGATTTTCTGCGAGATGCTTTTCCAGTGCGGAGTATGACATGAACTCGCTGGTAATCTCGTTGGTCTGTGTGTTTTCAATACTGTACATGGGCATAGTGAAGGTTCTCTCTTGGTTATATTCTATTTATAAATAAGCGTAAAGGAGAAAATTATGGATCAATGGTTCAAATTAGTTGCAGAAGTTGGCTTTCCTATCGCGGCTGCGTGTGCGGGTGGCTACTTCGTATTCCTCACAATGAAATTCATTCTAGCAGGTGTTATGAGTTCTGTCAAAGGGTTGTCGGGAATCATTACAGCGTTGGATAATCGAGTAAAAACAATGAACCACGATGTTATTCGTATTGACACTTTGGTTTCGAATGCTCTTGGTGTGAAGCCAGATGTGGATCGTATCGCAAGGGCTGATGGTAAGAATGATGCAAGGAGAGACTGATGGACGGTATTGCTGATCTAATTAACAAGTATGGCTTTCCTATTGTCGCTGCTGGCGGTATGGGCTACATGATTTACTATGTGTGGACATGGGCCACAAAAGAAATCAAACCAGTCACAAGCGAAGCCAGCACCGTTCTCATTGCTTTGATTGACCGCATTCGTATGCTCGACAATGACCTTATTCGTTTGAACCAGAAGATTAATATTGTTCTTCAGTTGCGTGGTAAAGAGATTGAATCCGAGCGCCATCTGCACGATGTTGAGACTGCGGCTAAAGCACAAAAGCGTGAACTAGAAGCAGCGGACAAACAAGTTAAAGCTGCAGAAGAACTAGCAGCCAAGCATAACCACGAGGCTGTCAAAGTAGATGATGGGGCCGTATCGAATCCAGAGCAAAATACCAAGCAAGAACCAGACAAGAAAAATAAGAAAGTATAAAATCTTACTTGCTGTTGGTACGGAAAACGCCATCCCAATCCTTTGGTAGAGGGTTCATTTTATATTCTTCAACGCGCTCTGCCATCATCTTATAATATTCAGACATATCACCTTCAAACGCTTGTTCAATATACGGTATGTATTCAAGGGCTTTATCCCAAGCCATTTCGCGATAGTATTGTAGGAACTGAGCATGAGAACGTGATGCTGCTATATTCAGGCCGTTCTTTTCAACGATGGTATAGATATTCACACCTTCGCTCTTACCTTTTACAGCCAAACAATCAAGTTCCAAACATAGATACTCATCCTTCACATACTCATAAGTCTTGGGACCAATTACCATCTTAACGTGATATGGCTTGCTTTGGCCTTCTAAGCGCGAAGCTAGATTGACAGTATCACCGAGGCAAGTATAATCAAAACGTTGGCTACTACCCATATTGCCAACCACAACGGAGCCTGTGTTAATCCCAAGACCCATACCAAAGGGTGGAACACCCTCAGTGGCGATCTCTTTGTTAAATCGTTCCAAATCACCTAACATCTCCAGTGCTGTTTTAACTGCGTGTTTCGCATGGTCTGCGTCATCAAGTGGCGCATTCCAAAATGCCATCTGCGCGTCACCAATGTACTTATCTAGTGTGCCTTCATTCTGAATTATCTTAGCAGTCATCGCTGTCATGTAGCGATTCATTATTTGCGTAAGACCCTGTACGTCATTACCATAATGTTCAGAGATAGTCGTAAAGCCCCTAACGTCAGTAAACATGATAGATAGCTCACGGGTCTCTCCTCCCAATCT